TTTGATGAACCATGTATTGACAAACTTGACTGCGCATGTCGAAACCATGACCGTGATTGCGCTAATACTCGTGGGTGCTCTCGCAAAGGCGATGCGGATCTTATCAAAGCGGCTGTCAAAGTCTCGCTTAATCCTAGAAACCGACTCTTTAACCCTGAATTGGCAAACAAAGCAGCACTCATTGCAGCAGGAATTGCCGCAGCAAGATCAACAAGGAGACGATGAAGATGGCAACAGTAACGATGACAATGGAAGAATACCTTCAACTCTTGAACGGCCTCAGTTCTAGCCAGGAAGATATGATGTCTTCGAGAGAAATCGATGGCATGCAGTCTGCCGTTTCGATGCCAAAAAAACGCAAAACGTCAGCATATTCCCGTCGCTACAAAGCAAACTTCCGCAAAGTAAGCTCGAGATTCAAACTCAAAAACGGAAAGTGGAAGAAGAACGGTTTCAAGAGCGCGGTAAAATTAGCGCACAAGATGTCGAAGAAGTGATTCTCATGGGATTATTGCACGTCATGAATCAGATTCTAAAGGAATTGAAAGAAATCAAGAAGCTTCTCAAGAAGTAATCTCTTGAATAAATGACATTAGAACATCTCTAGCGTTGATGATCTGCGCAGTTTCGACAGCATCCATGTCCTTCGTAAACAATTGAGCACAAAGGAACGTCAATTGTTTGGTCAAAGATTCCTCAGAGACCATTGGTGCCTTCGAATCTGAGAGATATTTTCGAACTGCTCGGTTTACGATCTCAGACTGATTGGATTTCTTCTTCAATTCGAGCACTAATTCATAATCGATTGAGAAGGTTCTGTTAATTCTCATAGTCCCACCCACTTACAAACGCACTTGTAAGAACAAAAGTTGTAGATTTCATCATCCATGTATTCTTTAAGAGGTGCTTTCTCATGGATCGTAATGACTCCACCCTCAGAAACTTCCCAATCTTCGCCACACCAATCGCAATTCATCTCTTACACATCCTGCAATTGGCAATATAATGGAAATTTATGGCACATTCACGAGGAGGAACCTGATGAACGACACCATTATTCAACAAAATGGTGTTATGTCGGCAATATTCGGGGGCTAAGCACTTGGTACAGATTACGCACATATTACAACCCAACTAGAAGATACTTATGTATGTATCCTAGAAAACCTAGGGAACTTGATAGGTTTGGCTTTCAGTACCCTGAAAACCACCTATAACCGTGATAGGTTAATGATTCCAGTGTCCCAAGAAGTATAATAAACCCCATCCTATCAACAAAGGGTATGAGCCTAAAGAAGACCTCAGAAATCGTAGCCATAGGATTCGACCTTACCGAATCAGCCGCCAACACTTTTACTCAAAGCCAAGTTAGCCTCCAACTTTCCCCATTAGACAATGAAGTATTCGTTGTTGTTGCAGTAGACCTTGATCCATCTCCTCCTGAAAACGTTACAGGTACAAACACTGCTGTTGAAATGTCTCTTAGCAGCACTTCTCTAACTGCTGTAGGCAACTTGAATCGAAGTCAAGTCATTGCCAACACTAAACTTCAAATCGAATCCGAAGCAGGTGCATTGCCGGGTGTTGGAATTGGATGGACTCGTACATCCCTTGATACTCCTCAAGGCGATCTTGGATACATTTCCATAATCGCCACAAATGACTTCTTTGTTCAAATTAAAGGACGCAACAACGGATCAGCTAAGGCTGGATTCGGTCGTCTATGGGGCTACCGCGCACGAGCATCAGCTGACACATTTAGCGCCCTCGTCCAAGGGGAAATCCTTTCATCCTGAAAGTAGGGTGATCTACTTGGTGAAAGTACACGGGAACTGGTGCGGTCCTAACTGGACAGCTGGCCGTCGCATTGATGCGTTAGCATACAAGCAAGCGGGAGGACAGTTTGATGAACCATGTATTGACAAACTTGACTGCGCATGTCGAAACCATGACCGTGATTGCGCTAATACTCGTGGGTGCTCTCGCAAAGGCGATGCGGATCTTATCAAAGCGGCTGTCAAAGTC